AAGCATATATGCTGAAGTGCGACCACCACTAAAGCTAATCTGCACATTCTCAGATGGCAAAATATAACTCAATTAATTTCCCCTTATTATTGGACTAGTTCCAACTACTTTAAATTTGTCAATAGGATAATGTGCAACTATGCCAAAATCTAAAACATCATTTCGATCTGACCTGCCACCTAAATTAACCTCAAAATCTTCTGTAAAATCTATATGACCCATAACATCTGCCCAACAAACCAAAAGCAAAACTCTCATCCCTGTTATATCTGCTAAACTTCTTGCTGCTTGCACTTTGTCAAGACCAACAAACATTGTATTATATTTATCTTTATTAAAAACTCTACACTTTACTTCGACAAAACCATAAATCTTTTTTTTGTTGTAAAGAGCAAAATCTATTTTCTGATTAAAAGGCAACTTCTTTTTTTGTAAATTATATATCTTGCAAAATTCATTTATTACAGCTTCTTCACGTCTTAAATCAGCTTTACTTTCATACATTCTCATATTCATTAGGATTTTTCCTTATTGTTATATAAATCACAAAAATCATCTAAATCCATCACAATCAAAGGCTTTTTTCTATCAGCGGCAATCACCAAAGCATCAGCTTCATCAATCCACTCATAAATCTGTTTAAAACCATTACCTCTTTTCTTTAACTCTAAAACATAATCCTCATTATTAAGGTTGGCGATAATATCCCCTTTGAGCCACGTTGCACCAGATAAAGGAACACGTTTTGCTTTTATATCGTGAAACTCTAACTTATGTACAATCTCACGCTCAAATCTTGCTCCCTTATCCCTTTGCATTTTACCCATCTATCCAATCCCTTAGCTGAACTTCGTCTTTGCTAATTTCTTCAATCTTAATAATCATATGAACTGAGGGTATTCTTTGCCCATTAATCCACCTGTTAACAGTTACATTGCTGACACATAAAGCATCAGCAAACTGTTTCTGAGATATGTGGTTATTTGATAACCAATCTTTAAGTTTCATTATTACTCCTATCCAAATACTACTAATAAAAACCAAGCAAATCCAAACAACATAAATAGAAATGCTAACTCTAAAAAATAAATACCAAAGTTTTTTATAAATTTAATCATAAGTTTGCTCCCTCATATTTATATTGTGCTACAAATTCTTCATAAGACATTGGCTTAACATTAACTTGTAGCTCCCCATCTTCGATACCCCAATCGGCATCGCACTCTTCTAAGTAATCTTCGTAAAGTTCTTTAAAGTTCATTTTGTTTCTCCTATAAAAGGCAGATGCTTTAAGCATCCACCTTACCAATATTATCAATATGTCTTTCAAAAATATTATTTAAATCCTTTCTAACTTCTTCGTTAGATGCGTAAGCTACTTTTAAAAAATCAACTGTAACACCTAATTCTTTTGCACATTTCTCTAAAATTGTTGTAATCATTGAGTTAAAAAGTTTTTTTGTAAATTGTTCTTGAGTCATTTTGTTTCTCCTTGTTTCTGTTTATGGATACATTATTACCGAACTGGTTATATATGTCAAATAAAAAAATATCTTTTTTGTAAATTTTTTTCTTGATTTATCAAATTTAATGATTATTATCAAAATTATGAGAGACAAAAATGACATAGGTTTAGAATGGTTAAGTGTAGATTTAGATCACCTTAGTCCATCGCAATTACTAACATCCACACCTAGCTGGATATTTAAATATCTGCATTTAGGTAAGGATAGAAGAAATATAGTAGTAGGTGAAAATGCTGCACTAGGTTCTGCTGTGCATAATGCTGTACAAAACGTCTTATGTGGCATTCCAACATATGATGCGACCAGGGAAGCACAAATTGAGTTTGATATGCACGATGCTAATGAAGATGCAGCAAAGCGAATTAAATATCGTGGCATTATCCCACAAATGATTCAAAATGGTGTTGATATATTATTGGAAAATGGTTTCTTTGCAGCTATCCCAGAAGAAAAGATAACTACACGATTTGATGGTGTTAATGTTGATATTATTGGTTATGTGGATTTAGTTGTTCCAGATACTATTTTTTGTGAAATGAAAACAAAAGCACCTAGAAAAACAAGACTTCTTAAAGATGGTTCTCAAGGTTGGTCAAAAGGTTCACTTCCTAAAGTGCCAGAAAAGAACCACGTTATGCAATCAGCTATCTATCAAAAAGCATTAAATATAACGCCATCCATTTGTTATATAAATGAAATTGAAGCTGTACTCTTTACGCCTTTTAATTGTGATGAATTAAAGGCAGATAATCTAGCTAAATGCCTTGAGGAAATGAGACAAAAAGCATTAGTTAGACAAAATCTATTGAGGTTTAGTGATGACCCAAAAGTCCTAGCTTCAATAGTTGATCCAGATTGGGATCACGCCTACCAATGGAAACTAGAAGATGAATACTTACAGAAAGCGAGGAAATTATGGGAGTTCTAGTAGACGAAGATAACAATTTTAAAGACAACAAAAGTAATCAAAAATATTTAATTAGGGCAATAGGTCGATTTAAATCAGAAGCTAAAGTTGATAAATCTGGTAAAAATCCAATGTTCAAATCAGAATATAATACTTTAAATGATGTTTTAAATGCTTTAGATAACATTCAAGAATATGGTTTAGACTTTATTCAATATGTTTCAATAGATCATTTAGTCACCAGAGTGATGCACTTAGAAAGTGGTGAATCCTTTGAAAGTATGATGGAATTAAAAACAGAAAAAGAGACATACCAATCATATGGTTCATGTTTGAGTTATTTAAGAAGATATGCTCTTATGACTATGTTCGGTCTAAGATCAGCAGATGACGATGGAAACAGTTCGCTTAGAGGTCGTGGAGGTTCTCCCCTTGTTTCTCATAAATCTGCGACCTCTGGGGTCACCGACAAAACCTCCTCCAATGTTGGTGACTCCCCTAAAATTAACTTAAAAGAAGAGTTATCCAAATGCAAAACTGTTAAAGAGGTTAATGCTTATTGGGTTAAAAACTTTTCTGCACAAAATAGAATAACAACCGATGAAGAATTAGAAATATTCACAAACAGAAAAAAGGAACTTAATAATGAATAATTGTGTATTTGATGGAAGATTAGCTAGAGATGCTGAACTTAAAGACTTAGGTGAAAACAAGGTCTGTAACTTCTCTATAGGCTCTAATGTAGGTTTTGGTGATAAGCAAAAAACCTTGTGGTTAGATTGTTCTATTTGGGGAAGAAGAGGTGAATCTCTAAATGATAGCCTAAAGAAAGGTCAACAAGTGTTTATCTCTGGTGAGTTATCCACAAGGGAATATGAAAAAGATGGTGTTGCTAAAACTGCATTATCTTTAAATGTTCAGAGTTTAGCTTTTGGTGCATCATCAAGAAATGCTGAAGATAAAACATTATCTAATTCAACTGAACTTAATGATGAGATACCATTCTAATGAATAAGAATGAGTTATTAGATGCCTGTAAAGTTGCCCTTAATAGTCGAGGGCAACATTATGGCAAGGTATTAGAAAACCATAGCCGTATAGCTAAAATATGGTCTTTAATACTAGGATTAGAAGTGACTGAAGAACAAGTTGCTCTGATGATGGTTGGATTAAAGGTTGCTAGATTAATAGAAACACCAGACCATCAAGATAGTATTTTAGATATAGCAGGTTATGCAGCAGTAATGAGTGAATGTGTTGAGGAAAAGAAGAAACAAAAAAGTACCGATAAACAAACAGAGGGATATCTTTGGCACAAGAATTAAGCGAATTAAAAATTGTGTTTTTTGTGAAATTGGTATTGACTTAGATGAAGATATATTTGTTGCGGATGGTCGTGGTGATCTTCTGCATTTAACTTGTTTTAATGAAAGATTGGAGGCATTTAATGAGGGAAAAAGTTTACAGAGGGATAAAGAGAACAAAGGAACAGATTGAAGAACAGCATCAAAGATTTAGTAGGTGTTATAAATGTGATATAGAATTAGAACCTATAAAAGTTCCTAGAGTACAACCTAGAATGTGCAATAAATGCAGAAGAAATGCCAATTATAGTGATGCACAACTAAAACAAATTCCTAAAATGCTACAAAAACAAAATGCTAAAAGAAATGATCTTGAAGAAGAAATGTTTGAAGATTGTCCTGTAGCAATAGCTGAATATGAGAAAGAAAAAGGTGTTGGCTATAAATGGTTTACACCAGTAAATAGTTCTGGAAATTCTATGTTGTCTACAATGATGTCATCAAATCCAAATAATTATAAGCATAAAATTGGTTCTGCTAGAGATGGTGTTAGATATAAAAGAAAAGACCTATAATGGAGAACCTTGACAACAATCATCAATAACTGAATGGCACAATACACATTGTTCATGCCCATTTACATTAACTGTTTGTAATGCACCTTGACATCTAGGGCATCTAGGTAAGCAATGAGTTATTGTTTCAATCCATTCTTCACCAAAACCCTTTTCTTTTTCATCTTCTTTATCCCATTCTTTTTTTAGGTCTTCCCACTTATTCATTTATCTTCCTTTTTCTTACTAAAATTAACACCTAAATTCTTAGCTGCTCTTTCAC